AATTAATAATTTTCCTTTATATAATCTTCCACTTCCTGAGCTGTATATTAGCCAATATATTTATTAATCAGGAAGTTTCAAAATCATACCGGCATACAATCCGCTTTCAAGCGTCATTCCATTGTATTCGGCAAGCTCTGCTGCTCTGTTTCCATCTCCTAAATAGTCGTTTGCAATCTGCCAGAAACTTCCGCCTGGCTGAACTGTTGCTGTTCTTTCCTCTTCACGACTTTCGGGTTCACTGTCTGCCGGCTGTGAATCTGCCGGAGTAACATCATTCAAATATACTCTTGCATATACGTCATCACCGGCCATTAATACAACTGTGCCGTCTGATATATCTGCCGCTGTGTATATTCTATCATAAATCTTTAATGGTGTGCCATTAATATCAACATTTCCTGTAAATCTTACCTGCATACCATCATTTATCACGTTGTCGTTTGTAGCTTCATCAATAGAGCCGATAACCTCAACATCTGACTCTCTTACTACAGCAAATACAACACCGTCATGTGTCAATCGCATAGTCTCACCGTCGTAACCCTCTACATCATAGCCGTCTTCATTGTGCCATGCTGTGATGTATGTGCCGTAAATATCTGTCTCGCCTGTAAATCTTACCTTAACACCATTGTATTTTGTGTCGATGTTGTTATCAGGTGTTTCGTTGTCAGGTATATCATCATCTGTCTGCTCTGGAGCAACTTCAAAGTTATAATTTTTATATGCAAAGTTCTGGTCTACTGCCTGACCCGCAACATGCACATCTCTGATAAAGTTATCAGAACCACCACCATACTGCCAGATATCAATATCCACACCGATTTCAGGTTTCTCTGCTGTATATGATGCACACCATACGTCATTGCCGGCTTCCTTGATTGCCTTGACATCAATCAGATTAATCAACGGACTTGCAGAAGCATATACGCCCGCATCATAGCCGGCTCCTTTTATGACTTCACAGAATCTGTTAATAATCTCTGTAAGATTATCAGCATCAAGAGCTTCGCCCTCCACGTCGGCGAATACGGGAAGCTGTAACTTCATCCCCTCGACAAGTGAAAGGCAGTGGCGTGCCTGTTCTGCCGCCTCTTCTGTAGATGATGCATCTAAGAGATAGTAAACACCTCTTGCAATTCCAAGTCTCGCACATTCAGCGTAGTTTCTCCTGTACGTAGAATCATAGTACATGCCGATATTCTTATCGTCTGCTCCGCCGCATCTGAATATTGCAAATTCAATCCCTTCTTTTTTTGCCTGTTCAAAATCATACATCCCCTGCCATCTTGATATATCTATTCCAAATTTCATAATTTATTTATCCTCACTTTCATTTATCTCTGCTTTTTTCTCAACCTGTGTCTTTAAATTCTTTACAATCGGCTGTAAAAATGGCGGAAGCGTCACGCCTATATCGTTTATGTTCTCGAGAATACTTATAATCTCATTGCAAATCAGCCAGATTGCTACCACGCAAGCCACCATGAATGTAAATGGCAATGCTATTCCAACCACTCCAGTCGAATAAGAAAGGAGCTGGTCCACTATCACACCAACTCCAACTAAAAGCCACATACATATCTTTTTTGTAATTCCTTTTATCCCCTTGTAACTATCAATCTCCTGATTTCTAAACTTAGAAGCTACAAGCCCTGTCGCATAGTCAATTATATTGCATGTAACCAATAACAGTACCGGAATTGCCAATATTCCCAGAGCACTTAAAATAATGCTCCACACTGTTGTTACAATAACTTTTATTTTTTCCATCTTAAAATCCTTTCTGTTGCACCGGTGCAACTTTAAAATTTTTGTATTAAAAAAAGACGCTTTCGCTCTATGAGGAATCATTATACATATTTACACCTGTCTTTCTTACTTTTCTAATGCTTTAAGCCTGTTATTAAGACTCTGCACCGTTGCAATTAAATCTGCTATAAGCTCATCATATCTCAGACCGTACCTTGCCGTTAAAAGCTGCGTCTGCTCACCTGTCAAATCATCTACTGCTATCGCATTATAGTTTTTATCATCGACCGCTTTATCTATAAACACGCCCCAGTCACCTTTCATTGACTCTTTGACCTCCTGGGCTATAAGGCCGTGGTGCAACCTGTTTGATGTGCCATTTTTAAATCTAAACTCTGACGGAATCAAGCTATAAATGAATTGTGCTGAATTCTCAATATCAAGGGCTTTAATATCTTTCTTGATGTTTCTATCTGAGTCACTTGAAATGTTCCCGTAAATAGTTCCATTTACACTCCAATTATACTGAACTGCTCCAGTACCCCACAGCGAAAGTTCACAGTTTGTGAGATATTTTCCCGACTCGCCACCAGAATTAAATATGCGGACGCTTTTTGTGTCGCTGCCCCCGTTATAGCACCAAAATCTTGCGATTTTTTCAGTTCCTTTTTTGCCGACAGAAAAATTTGAATTAACTGTAAGGCTATAATCATCAGAATATGTTTGCAACTCATTGTGAAATACAGTAGGAACCATCATGTGTACTTTGTTGTCGGCGTTTCTATCAATCGCTACGGCTACATAAGGTTTTCTATTTTCATCCATGTAATCAAGGTGAAGCTCATCATTAAAATCCGAGCAAATGACCAAGGATTGCCTCTTATTTTGAGAGCCACTATTTCCACTGTCAATATATGTTGAATAAATACTTCCAACGAGATTATCTTTGTCAGTCCACGAGTAAAGTTTAATCGTGCTTTCGTTTATTTCGATACCTTTACCGCCAACTGAATGATTCTTTGTAGATAAATATCCGTCATTTATTCTTACATATCCTCTGGCGTCTACAATGAAGTTTCCATAATATTTGCCATCTTCTTTTTTCTCCTGAACCGAAAAAGCCCAATCTTCAGCTCCGGTTACTGTCTGTATATACACACGATATTTGTCATAATCTGAATAAAGCGAATGTTTGTCAATCTTCCAACCACCAATCGTTCCTCCGGTAAATTCAACTCTTCCATCTGCCGCTATCTTTGCGTTTGTGCTGTCCAGCACAAATCTGTTTGATTTGAGTGTGATAACGTCAGCACTTGCATTAATCTCACTTATCAGCTTGTCTTTATCAACTTTAAGTTCTAAGCTGGCTTTTGTGGCATATGTAGAACTTACACTTGCTAATATTGAACTTGCTGACTGGCTTATTGCAGAGTTCATCTGTGTTGTTGTGCTGTAATCTGTGAACTTTTCGTCAACATCTTCCGGTGCTGGCGTCCAGTCTGTGGCTTTGTCGCCGAGTTCGAGTTTTAAATCTCCAAGATAATAATCAACACCATTCCAACCATAAAACGTCATTGTTACCCAGTTTTTTGAAGGTGTCGTTGTAAAGCTGAAATAATACCAAGTATTTTCTAAAGGCGTAGATACAGCTTTTGTTGTGCCATCCCCTCCATGTTCACAACTAACTGTAAACCCAGCTTTTGCTTTATTAGACTTTATATAACCGCTTATGGTAACTGTAGTTCCCGCGACATACGTTCCACCAGAACCATCTGCTTTGTCACCTTTTCTTTGAAACAATCCACCGCCTGTACTTGTGAATTTGAGTGCATTACCACTTCTTCTTTCACTATCTTTTACAACTACAAGATTTGATGCTTTATAAGTATACCAGTGTTCAAAACTGTTATTGCCAGCTGTATTTAACAAAAGATTTCTTCCACCGATTTGCAAATTATTAAGCTCTGTCTTACTTGTATAAGTTTCACTTACAGTTGTTTTAAATCCATTCAAATCAGCTGTTAAAGCCGTCATATTTGACTGTAAAGCTGTAACTGTACTTCCATCAGCTTTACTGTTAATCTTCGTTGTATTGCTATTTACTGTTGCAGTAAGACTTGTTAAAGACTGATTTAAAGACGTGTACTGATTGCTTACTGTTGTTACTTTTCCCTCTACGGTTGAAATGCTGGAATCAATGTCTTCTGGTGCTGGCGTCCAGTCCGTTGCCTTATTACCTTCTTCAAGTTTCCAGCCACATTCATAAATCTCGCCACTTCCTGTTGATTCAAGTGAAAATTTTACATTTGCTTTTTTCGCTAACTCAAAAGTAAGTGATTGTCTCTCCCATTCACTATTTATATCAAATGCGTTTGCATTCAAGGTTGTGTTTTCAGTCACATTTGTTACTCGAATATCACCTTTATATTTAGATGTTCCTTTTACATATGAAGAAAACACATACCTTCCCGCTTCAAGAGTTAATGTTGGTCTGTAAAAGTTCCAAGGGGTTGTCTTTACACGCACTGTTAAACCTTTATATTTTTCCGTCGCAATACCACTACCAACACCATCTAGTGCGATAACATTCTGAAATACAAATTTTTTAGTACCTTGAAATAAATTTCTTCCACCAATCTGTAAATCAGCCACAGCGGTGGTAATATCCTGTTGCCATACCTTAGAACTTATCTGCCCCTGTATTGCTGTTATCTGTGTGCCTTGTGTAGATATAGTGTCTATTACAGTATTAATGCTCTTCTTAATTGTTCCTATGTCACTAAGGACAGACTCAACATTGGTTGTCACTTGTTTAAATGCAACATCTAATGTCTGATTGTCAGAATCAACGTAAATCTTACTAGATTTTAATGTATGACTTCCGTCATTGTTGATAACATCAAAAAGACTATTAATATCTAGCTTTTTTGCAGATATATTAGCGTCTTGGGATACCATGTCATTGCGAATAATCTCTCGTTGTATGCCTTTATCAGTAAGACCTATCGCATCAAACATTAAATTTCCAGACTTATCCCACACGTACATGTTATAGTCATTGCTAGTGTCCTTACCTATCTGAACCCTAACAACTTTATTATTGTCTTTTATTTGTATTGTGTTATCTAATATATCAAGATTTCCATTTCCACTTAAAATCTCAACAAGATTTGTATAAATTTTTCCGCTTGTAATTTTGTCCGCACTGACATCTTTTATCATTGCAGATTTGATTTGTGCATCTCCTATTAATGAGACAATACTGTTACTAAATTCAGTTGTAAGGCTTCCACCTGACGCAGAGCCGAACATTATTGTATTTACCTTTTCAACTCGAACAGTTAAGTCTTCAATTTTTGATACGGCTGATTCAAAGTCTTTTGCATAAAAATCTTCAAATTTTCCTTCTACACCGTCGAACTTCTCGATTGTTGCGTATTTTATATCAGCTTCAGCCGAAGAAAGCTTTGTGTTTTCCAGCGTTCCGATTTTGGCCGTATTGGCGTTTAATTGTCCTGTAACATTAGCAAGCTGTGTTATTAATGTTACAAACCTGGCATTTTTTGATATAATTTCATCAAGATTCAACACCTTTGAAGCATCTATATTGTCAATAGCGTCGCCGTCAACTGTTCCGTTATCATTCGTTATATTATCAACAGTGTTGCATGTGCTGTTGTATTTCTGAATATAAGCCGAAAAAGTAAGCTTCAAATTTGAAATCTCACATGTGTTTTCGCCCGGATTTTCAGGATAACTTTTTAACTTAACAATACGCTGTTTTATCCGTGTATGCGTTTCTTTGTTTATGATCGTAATCACATCACCGATTTTATATTCGTATGCTTTTATTTTTTTTGCATTAGCCAAGTCAACAATCTTGCAGCTATATGATGTATATGGCGTTGCTAATTCTTCGAGTTTTGCCGTTGCATCCTCTTTTAAAGATTCTGGAACTGTATAGCGTTCATCTTTCCATATAAATGTTTTATTTTTTGAGCTGTATGTATGATTTTCAAGCAATTTACTGCCGCCGTTTACAGACTCTATAGTAAGTCCATCTTTACCTAGTGGTAGTATTCTCGTGTAAAAATCAGAAGAATTCGACTGTATGGTAAGTGACACAAGATTCAATTCATCAGTAAAGTAAACTCCTTTATCTTCGCCGATTTTTTCCTTAAAAATAATCTTCTTATTCAATGAATCAATCACCATTTCAAGAATGAATGTGTCTGCAATTTTCTTTAAAATATCCCATACTGAACTATTTGTCATTCGTACTGTACGCTTCTTTTTTACAGTACACTCACACGTCCAGCCGGTGCCAGCAAGTGCAAGATTAGCCGCATCAAGTGCTGTCTGTTCAACAGTTTCAAAATTCTGAAAAGACGCACCCTCAAGCTCATCAATGTTAATTTTTGCAACAATATCATACTCTCCGTTATCATTTGTATTCATCTGTTTAATTACAAACTCATCTGTCTTAGTTCTGATAAAATCCTCAAGTTCGATTTTACCAGCTAAATTTTTCGGAATTGAAAAGCCTAATGTTTTGTCGCCATAATCAAGCACCTCTTCAACATACAAATTTTCATATTTTACAAGCGGCGATTCAACGCCGTTTTTATCTTTATATCTTAGCATACGCCGCTCCTTTTACTTTTACTCTTCAATCATAAAAAGCATACATTCAATCTCTTTTCCGTTAAGGCTGTCGTAATTTTCGGAATCACACTGCTCAATATCTTCATATTTTACAGTTCTTACCTTAATATCCTCTTCAAGATTAAGAAGATCTACGTATTTTTTTATTGCCGCAATCTCTTCTGATTCCGTTTTATATCTGTATTTATACTGCTTATCCTTTTCAGATTTTTCGATAACTTTACCGTCTTTTGTCTTTTCTATTATTTCATCACGTAAAGGTTTTCCACTTTCATCTTTTTCACAGTTTTCTTCAAGTATTTTTGTCCTCTGTTCAAGGATAAGCTTGCTTTTTTCTTCTAATGTTCTTAAATTTACAGCAATCGCATAACTCACTTTTACAGGCAGTTTTTTGTAAGATAAAACTTTTAAACACTCTGCATATTTATCAACTTCAAATAATTTAATCTTCATTTGCTACCTCCTCATCAGCAAGCATTGAATTAACATATTCTTCAAATTCAGCACAATCTTTCTCATACTGTTCCTTGTTTTTTCTGTACGCCTCATTATTTGTTATAATTTTCGTAATGCTTACCATTCCATAGTCAACCAATTTGCCATTAACCTTATCAAATTGTGTTGACATTGTGCAAATCTGTGTACTTACACCTGATTCTGCATCTGTTATTGTACTTGTAGCATTAATTGTTATTGTTTTCTTCTCTGTAACTGTCGTTTCTTTGTTTAACATCATATTCCTCCTGTTCATCATCTATAATATGGTCTATATTTAATCGTAACAGTGCAAGAGCTGCTCAATTTTATAGAATTCAGTCCTGGCTTAATTTTCGGAAATTCCCACAAATTAGTTTTACTTAATATATTTATGCCATTTTCAGTTATTGCAAAATTTTCACCGTCTATTAAAATCTCTGCATTTCTCGCTATAGCTTTTATCGTTATTGCATCATCTGTAAGCCCCTCAATTGTAAGCTCATTCAAGGCTATGTCAGACGATAACGAAAGCACAGCCGGAGATTGTGCTGTGCTTTCTGAATCAAATGTTTTTTCCGTGCCTGAAAAAATTATATTCTTTTCACTACCTTTTTTACTGTATGCAGTCAGATGTATCTTATAACTGTAAAGCCAGCGTTTAACAAGCTCTTTTTCTTCACTGCTAAAATCAAAATCATACGTAAATTGCATATCATCAAGCTCAATCTGGCCAGAATCGAAATCTGCAAGAATCGAACTCATCATAAGCTCACATTGCTCTTTTGTATCTGCTTTTATAAGCATTTCTATACAGATTTCAAAATCTGTATAACGATTAGGCTTTAATTTAACAGGAACATGTCCTGCATCAAGCCAGTTCGTGTATGTTGTTACATTACGCGGCTTAATCGTCTGACTAAGCCACGTAACATTTTTATATTTTTTCCTTAAATCAACATCATTTACTATCATCTGTCTGTCACCAGCCTTTGTGCAGCTTCGTCCATAAAATAGTCAACATCAGATTTATCCTTAAAGTTGTAGTTGCCATTAAAATTAATCTGTGTGTTATTCGACGTTGTAGATGAAGCCTCTCCTGTTCCAATCATATTATTAATATTAAGATTTGCCGCTAAATCTTTGGCCGCATCTGCAATAAGTCCTTTCTGCTGATGAATCTGCTGTGCCATTCTTCCGACAAAATCCGGCATCCATTGCTCATAATCTCGCAAAGGCCCTTCGTCCGGGCGTGAAAAATGCAGAATGTTTTTTATCTTTTCAGCAACTGCTCCTGCCGCATCTGCAACCCTTCCAATCATTGACCTGATTCCGTTTACAAGTCCTTCTATGAAGTCTTTTCCCCACGAAAACGCAATATCAATCAAATCACTGAATGTATTTTCGAGAAAAGACACAAGATTGCCTATAACTCCGCCTATTGCTCCGACAATGCCGCCTATTATCTCAAGGATTCCGTTCCATGCCCTGTCCCAGTCACCGGTTATAATGCCAAGAACGACGTCAATAATTCCCTGTATAACATTCATAACACCTTGAATTATGGACTGAATTGCACCAAGCACAGCACTTACAGCATTTTTTATAATTGCAAGTCCAGCTTTTATCGTTGCAACAATGCTGTCTATGATAAATCCTATTATCATCTTCAGCCATTCAAGCCAAACTGATATTATGCCTTTTATATACTCTAAATACGTGCTCACATATGGCTGTATAAACTCCCAAAATGCTTTAATTGTATTAAGCATTTCAGAAAAGAAATTCTTGATAAACTCTGCAAGTTCAGAAAAAGTTGTATTTATAAAATTCCTGAAATCTTCACAGTTAAAATATAATGCTGTTATTACTGCAATCACAGCCGCCACAGCTGCCACTATCAAGCCAACCGGTCCTGTAAGTATAGCCAATGCACCGGATAAACCGCCAACAGCTCCCGACGTTGCACCTATCGTTGAAGTTAATGTTGATATGACTGGTATGATTTTTGCTCCAATTTTCATGACGGAAGATATTCCGGTTGAAATCTTCCCAAAAGCTATAAGTGCCGGTCCTATCGCCGCAACAATCAACGCTATGTCAACAATCAGCTTTTTACTTCTTTCAGACATAGAATTAAACTTATTAACAACGCTCTGTACTCCTGCTACAATATCCCTGATTTTAGGCATCAGCAGCTCTCCGAAACTGATAGCAAGTTCCTGCGTTGCACTTTTAAGCATTGTAATTTCGCCGTTAAGATTGTCCTGCATTGTATTAGCCATGCTTTCAGCTGTTCCATCACAGTTTTGAATTGCACCAGACAGCTTTTCAATATCGGACGGAGCTGCATTCATCAATGCAAGAAATCCTGACATAGCTTCTGTTCCTACAAGCGAAGATGCTGCTATTGCCTGTTCAGATTCCGACAGCTGGCTAAACACATTCCTGCAATCATACAATATATCAGACAGACTTCGCATTGAGCCGTCTGCATTTACAGTTTCAACATTTACGTCTCCTATAGCTTCACCGCTTATAACTATCTCATCAGTAAGTGAAGTCATGATTTTACGAAGAGCCGTTCCAGCTTGTGATGCTTTTATTCCGCTGTTTGCCATTAAGCCAATAGCCTGTGCAGTATCTTCAATCGAAAATCCTAACGCTCCCGCAATTGGTGCAGCATATTTAAACGTCTCACCCATCATTGAAACATTTGTGTTTGCATTTGAAGACGCCGCCGCAAGCACATCTGCAAAATGTGCCGAATCATCAGCTGTCAAACCAAACGCTGTTAAAGCATCCGTAACTATGTCAGATGTCGTTGCAAGGTCTTCTCCGGAAGCTGCCGCAAGGTTCATGATTCCGCTAATTCCGTCAACCATATCAGCCGTTTTCCATCCCGCCATAGCCATATATGACATAGCTTCGCCCGCTTCCGTCGCCGAGTATTTCGTCTGTGCTCCCATTTCCCGGGCTTTTGATTTAAGTGCTTCTAAATCATCACCTGTTGCACCGGATATTGCTGCCACATTGCTCATTGCACTTTCATAATCAGATGTAGTTTTCACCGCGGCTGTTCCAAGCCCTCCAATTGCAATTGTTGCCTTTGACATGCTTCTGCCGATTTGAGACGATTTATCCCCTATCGTTCCGAAAACATCTGAAACTTTAAGCAACGTTGCATTAGCTGTCATAGCCTCACTTGTAAGATTCTTTAACTCCTGCTCCGTTGATTCAATCTCACGACATAAAGCCCTGTACTGTTCCTGACTTACTTTTCCATTCTCGCCAACCTGTGATGCCGCCTGTTTTTCTGCCTGCCGCAATGTAGTCAGTTTTTGTGATGTCTCATTTATTGCATTTTTTAGAATAGTCTGTTTTTGTCTTAAAAGCTCGGTATTCGTTGGGTCAAGCTTTAAAAGTTTATTAACATCTTTAAGCTCGTCCTGTGTTATTTTTATGGCATTATTTGTTCCCTTTAATGCACTTTGCAGTTTTGTTGTATCACCACCGATTTCGATTGTGATACCCGCTATTCTGCTTTTTGCCCTTATGAATCACCTCCCACAAAAAACCGCCCCTGATTTACATCAGAAGCGGTCAAAATCTTCCTGACTTGGCAGAAGCGGCCAGTCATAATCATCATTTAATTTTTCGACATACATATCATTGACAAGCCCAATAGTTACGCAGTCACAATCAGCTATAGACAGCCCAATCTGAAGGCAACGATACATGAAAAGCGGCGTTGTCATTTCCCTGCAAGTTGCATGAATTTTTTTTTACTTTCAACAGTAGTCGCATTATCAAGCCTCCACAGTTCAAGAATCTGAGGCAGTACCTGATAAATAGAAAATGTATCAAACTGTTCAAGCCAGTCGTCAGCATTGTCTGGCTGGGATGGATCCGCATGTTTTGCCATAACAAATGCAACATTTTCAAACATTTCCAAATCATCAATTTCAAACTGTTTTCCGTCTTTTTCTGCTTCATCAGCCTTTTTAGACAGACTTTGCATATCTTTGAATATATCACGGCCAAAAAAGCGGCGATAAAGTCGCGGCACTGTCGCAGATGCTCTGAACTTCACTTTTTTTGAATCAATTTCAATTTCTTTTACTATCATCTTTACACCTCACCCTTTACCGGAATATAAACAGATTCATACCACTTGTTATATGCTTCATCTGTTGTCGTTGCCGTCGTTTTAGTCTTTACATTTCCATTAGGAAGTGGAGACGCTTTTATTGACAGCTTTTCTGTCTGCACTTCCTTTTTATCCTCATTTGTTTTTGATGCTACAGAAGGACGTGTTGCTTTTACTCTGTAAAGCACATGGCGTACAGCTTTAATGTCACCATCAAATTCAAAAAGCAATGCAAATTCTGACGACTCCGTATTGCTGTTTTCAACAGAAACATTGTTTTTATCAAGTTCGTTTTGAAGGATATCCTTCTCAAAAGACAGCGGAACAAGAGCAACCTCCAAATTTCCCTCATACCCATTGTTTGACGTAGCGGTGTAGTAAACCATGCCGTCCGCATAAAATTCTTTTGTATCCCCCTTTGCATCAAGTGAGAGTTCAACGCTTCCCGGAATCGGAACAGGTGTTTCATACGTTATTGCCCCGGCTTCATCTATGTTCATTTTTGCATAATGAACATTTTTTAAATTAAATTTAACTTTATTTTCCTTATTCATTTCAAACCTCCAAAGAATACAGTTCTTCAAACATCTTTTCTTTTTCTATATAAAACTCCTGCCGATTGTAAAAAAGTCCGTATGCATCAAGAAGCTCTTCAAGAGCTGCTTCAACGTTCGGACTTTTTTCATTTACATAAAGCTCTATATATAACTTATTAATCTTGTGATATACCTGGCCGTCTGCTGCCATGTTATCACTTTCTGGCATTGAAAATATAATGTACGGTGCTGTCGGCGGCTCTTCCTCATCAAAACGCCAATAGGCGAACGGTATTCCCGTCTCAGACAGCATCTGCTTAACCTTTTCATATGACATTAGCTTTTCTCCTTTATACGTTTTAATGTACGCTGTTCAAGCTCATTAACAGCCCATTCTTCCGCTGGCTTAATGTGAATTATTGGTGCTACTCTTCTGCCTTTTTTACCTGTCGGCAATACAAGTTCATGTCCGTTTTCGAGTAAATGTGTCAGTGAATACTGATGACCTTTTGCATAAACAACACGATTTTTTCTGTGAGAATTCTCGCTTTCAGTCGTGCTCGTCCAGCTGTTTTTATAACTTCCGGGAACATATTTACTGCTTGCACCACTCTTTTTTACAGGTGCCTTTTCTTTTACCTTGATAACAGTAGCTCTCGCAACGCTGTCAACATCTTTCTTTAAATCAGACGTTACTTCATCAGCATATTGCTGCATAAGACTAACTATTTCATCAGCAAGTGCATCAGGCTTTATCAACTTTGACATTTGTCACACCTTTTTTTGCCGAAACATCATCAACTGACAATATTTCTTTTTTTATGAGCTCATCAACGACACTCTTATCATCAATTGTCACATTATCACCGGCAGTTGCACCATAATTTTTATACATAAATGATTTAATTGCTTTCATTGCTTTTATTTCTCCTGTCGTCGTAAACTGGAATCGCCTTTTGCAGCGTCAAATACATAGACGGCGGTTCTGTATCATACTTTTCCTGTATCTGCCTGACTTCATATTGAACTTCATTAATAAGAACAATCGACTTTGCGTTAATAAATCTGTTAAAAGGAACGCTTATAAGCCTGTCTATACTGCTTTCTGCAATCTTTGCCTGATAAAATCTTGTAACGCCAACTGTTCTAAGTCCAAACCGGAAGCTGCATATATCGGCCGTTATTGCCCTTTTTTCTGTTTTGCACACTGTACACATTCCGTCGTTAAAAAGCTCCCTGTTAGCTGTTTTTTTGTGCATAACTTAACGCCTCCTGCTTTGTCTGCAAGTAAATTATATCCGTCTGATAATTTTTAAAAAATTCATCAAGTGCATTGCTTCTTGCATACATGACATAGTTTAAAAGAAGTTCTTTCGCCTCTGCGTCATCATCTGACAAATAGTCGAATTCCTTACCACAAAGTTCATTAATTCTTTTCATTCCACGTCTGATAAAGCCGACGATTTTTTTATCACCGGCTTCATCATTCCATGTTATGTCGAGAAAATTCTTTACTTCGTCAAGCAGTTCATCATTTATAACACTGCTCATAAGCTACCTCTCAGGCTGATGCTTTTGCTTTTGTATTTACAGGATTGTCTTCTGTATTAGTAATCTCAACTTTAAAATCAGCTGGTTTTAATTTGCTAATGTCAAGATAAATAAAAGCATTGTTGTCTTTCGGCATACCCATTGCATATAACTTTGTAAGATATACTCTGTTATCCTGCAAAAACTGATATTCATCAGAATACTCAATCTTGCCGCTGTTGCCAGCACCAACACCCATAAAGTATTTATCAGGTATTCCAAGGATTGCCTCACCTTCTGCCAGAGCCGCCGACTGAATTGCGTTTGTCGGATATGGGAACACATTATTTTTATAGTTTCCCGAAGAATCTCTTACTGTTGATGCCGGAATTACCTTTGATATATAATCAACTGGATTGACTATCAGCATTACTTCCGGAACAACTCTATAACCGCCATTCGGCTTTTTTGCAAGTGGAGCAACTACTGTACAATAATCTGTAGCAGAAAGTGTTTTTAATACCGTTTTTGATTTATCTGAATACACGCCTTTTGTTACAGCCGCCTCAAGGTCTTTACACATTCCAATTGGCTCATCTTTTCCTGTGCCCTTTAGAACCCCTTTTTCAAGACCTCCTGCCGATGCTTCGGACAAAATAATTCTTACATAGTTATCAAGCCACGCTGGTCCAAGGGCACGCATATCTTTTGATACAGGAATAAAAGCTGATAACTTTGCAAGTGTCATATCCTGTTCCTTAATCTGACCTGCGAGTTCCGTTGAAATCTGTGTTGTTAATGCACTCCATGTTGCAAGATCTATGTTGTCCGCATTTACAATCATTTTGATTGCACCCTGACAGTTAATAAAGTCGATTGCCGCAAGCAGAGGGTGTGCTTCCTGCATATCTTCAATCACAGAATCAATAATTGTCTGCGGCATAGCTTTGCTTATGTCAACAAGAGCCTGTCGCGGATTACCACTCTTTCCAGCATCCGCCCATTTTTCATAAAATTCTTTTTCTTCACTTGTAAGCTGTCTGACACCACGCTGTGCAAGAACTGCAATATCGTTATTGTTTCTCAAATCAGCATATTCTTCAATGATACGCTGCTCAACTCCTGTGGCAAACTGCTGCAAACATTCTGTCATTTTGTCTGTATCATCTGCCTTTAATGCTTCTGACAAGCTCTGCATAAGCTGTTTGTTCTTTTCCTGTAATAAATCCTTGTTTAACATAAATTTCCTCCTGTTATTTGTTATTTTTTAAATTTACTGATGCAAATGCATCAAAAAAAGCACCTAACATGTTAAGTGCTTTATTCTCTGTGTGTTCTTCTGGTTTACCATGCGTCTGATCAGACAGCTCGTTGTTCTTACTTGCCTGCATACAGAACTCTTTCATGCTTTCTTTTAACGACATCTGACTGTTCATCTGATGCCTCATCTGCATTATCATCATCTGATTGCACTGATTGATGTTTGACTGCTCAACTGCTGCCTGTTCGCTTATCTCATCACAAAAGCCATATTCCAGACACTTTTCAGGTGTAAGAATCGTCTCGGCTTTCATCATATCAATAAGCGTATTCTCATCAAGATTGCATCTTGCAAGAAATATCTGTCTGTTTGACTGCATCAACACATCTAAATCATCAGCCTGTTTTCGCAGCTCATCAGCATTACCACAGGCGACAGTCCACATTTCGTGAATCATAATGCTGGAACCCAAGCCCATGATAATTTTGTCGCACGCCATTGCAATGACATAGGCAACCGAGTATGCAAAACAGTCAATATAACATGTTTTTTGACAGTTTTTCTGTTTAAGAAGATTGTATATTGCAACTCCCTCTTTAACTTCGCCGCCATACGAATTTACATGTAATTCAATCTGTGTTCCATCCGGAATATCTGCAAGCATTTTTGCAAAATGGTTTGCTGATGTATCAGATTCATCATACTGCCATGTCTCCCAGTTAAAATCACCTGTTGCTGTAATCTCATCATACACATAAATCTTAACTGGCTTATCTGTCTCCTGCATAACTCTGTATTTCATTTTAAGATTTTTCGGCACTTTCTTCTCCTCCTTCCATATTCTCATAATTTTTTGTAATCCAGTGCTTTCTGCTAAATTCTGTATTTAATTCAGAATCACCGCACCGTCGGCGTAATTCATCTATGCTATACATTCCGCTGCTTATTAATTTGTCTATTTTTTCCGCAATAGAGAACAAATCTATGTGTAAAATTGAAGTTGTATCAATCTTTACACCGGTGCCGTTAAGAACCGCCTTACCACAACGCTTTTTATTAATCTCCGTCTGAATCATGTTACATAACGGATCTATACAAAAAGTCAGGAAGTTACCTGTTATCTTTTCAACTTCTGATACATCACCTTTTAAAAGCGGAATCGGAACACCAAAAGCATTTGCAACCTTTGCAACTATCCTGTCGTCAATGTTAATCACATCATTTAACTCAGACGTTGCCTTTTTCGTTGATTCACTGTTTTTGCTTTCATACGAATAACCATTGAAAAGTGGCAATACAGCATTTCGGTTTTTAAAATATCGCTTAAATCTGTTATTCATGAGGTCTTCCATGACTTCATCATATGTCTTGTTAAGCGTCTTTAACTCGCCTGTAAGCTTTGGAGAATCAATTGACAATATTCCTTTTTCCCCGCCGCTTTTGTAAAACTTATCGTAAGCTGTTGACATCAATTCGCCATAACCATCAACAAGATTTGCAAGAAGCTGTCTTATTGACGTGTTGTTTAATTTAAAATACATGACTTCTGACATTTTTCTTGCTGACCCAAGCGAAAAACTGCCGCGTGATATGTTATAGAACATCCGTTCGTTAAAAACTTCTGTTCCTTCCGTAAATCCATCAGCAATAAAAAGTTGCCCTGACGCTTCAAAAACAAGAACTCTGTTTTCATAAAGTAGCCTGTATATTAATTCATGCATGAATTCATTTGCATTCTGGTTGACATTGGGCTGATAATTCCAGAGAAAATACTCGTCTTTTTTTACTTCAGTACCTCTTACATATGTCTTAAATTCACATTTGCTGACAGCGTTTGCAATCAGGTTTATAGCAACATTTATCATAAATTCTTCGGCGACAAGAGCCTCCAATTTATCACTGTCAACAGTTTCACTCACAACTGTTTCAGCACTCACCTCTTCAGATGTACCTGAAACGATATTGTGAATAAATGTTCTTAATCCCAAATTCTCACCTCCTCGTTAATATGTCCAGCACATCGAAGTATCAGTGCTTTGCAATATGTCCTGGCTAATTTCATTGTAGCTTATAAGTTCATCCCTTAATATTTCAGCCGCCACAAAAGCCTTAAAGCCGTCTGTTTTTCGTGACTTAGGCTCAATCTTGCCATACGTCATATTCCCATTTGAAGAAGTCTCTCTTTTTGCATTGTTGCAATACCACCGCATAATTGGACTGTCACCCCATGCGATTTGATGATTGTTGAACAGTGACGAAATCGTAGGAATAATCATCATTTCATCGGACGGTCGTATAAGTGAGATATTACCGTCTTTTCCGCTTGAAAATCCCGACTCAGTAAGAGCCTTTGATAAAAGCGTATATCTGTATTTATCAATTCCCACTTTTATAATGTTAAAGTGTCTCTGCATATTCTCAAGCCATGCTGCAGGAGTCTCCGGCGGAATCTCCGGACCATCTACAAAAGTCAACAATCCTGCATCTTCCCACTCTAAAAGCGGTGCTTTAATACGAGGTAAATCCTTAGATTCTTTGCAAACCCACGTATGAGTAATCCAATAGTCAACATTATCTTTAATCACAAGAAGCCCTGCTGCCACAAAGTCCTCTGTGCTTGCGTAGTCAATGCCTCCGACTGCTGCTGTTCCTGCGTCAAATTTGGGAATAACAATATTTGTCTTTGCTATATTCTCCCAGTCAGTAACCGCCGCTTCTTTTATTCCTAGCGGACAATTACAGCGTTTCGTTGCAAATGAGGCGTGCCCGATTGGGTCAAGCTTATAATCCGCAAATTCAATGTTCATCTCATTTTGCAGATGCGGAAAGTAAACAAATGACGGATTTGCCATTGTCCAGTTTTTCTTGTTATCAATCAGCTTTTTATCTGGAATTCTGCACATAAACGGCAATGTGCCATTATCAGGAATATCACGTTTTAAAATCTGCTTACACTTTGCTATCTCTGTATCAAGCGGTCCATCTCTTACATCTCCATCTGTTGTTATAATAGTCTGACGTGGATGCGGCTTTTTTCCAAGACCTGTAACAGCAACATCAACAAGCTTCATGCTGTCATATGCGTGATATTCGTCGAAGTCAACTTTTCCGGGTCTGAAACCATCTTTCGTTTTTGGACTTGACGTATTAAATGCAAGCTCCGAGCCGGTTTTAATATTTTTTATAACCTCTTTCGTCCAGTAAAAATGTTTTTTCATAACACTTTTATTAGCCTCAAGCATATCGTAAACGTCAAAAAAAGACATCTTCGCCTGTTTTTCAGACATGGCAAAAATGTCAATATTATAATTTTTTATTCCGTTCACCGGAGTTAAAAGTGCAAAATCTTCAAACGACAGATAACCGTTTTTACCACTTCCACGCCCTACATAAATTACAAGTCGCGGAAAGCGAAGCTGTTTGTCAGATTTACGATATACACAATTGTGAAGTGCAAAACAGAACTGCTCCCACGGCAGTAAATTGAATGGAAAATATCTTTGAAACTGCATATATTTATCAAGCTGTTCTGAATCAACATACACATCTTCTGTTGCAAATACATCTTCCACCAAATCACAGAGCTGGAATTGTTCTTCGCAAATCGGATAAGGTCTTCCACGTATTAAATTTATATAATCATCAATTCTACAATCCGCAATCATTGTCTTCGCCGCCGTCCTTTATATTCTCATCCGCATTAATACCTAACTTATCAAGAATATTCAACATTGCCTTGACTACTCTTGTAACTTCTGCAACCGCAGGATTTGTCTTATGCACTTCATTGCCTTTTACGTTATACTCTGTTAATACAACGCCATTTTCTGAAATATCCTGCTGCAATTTCGTTTTTGTTTCAAAAAGCATACAGTAATCATCAACTAGCTTTTCAAAGTGATATTCGTCCGCTCCCTTACGTTTAAGCTGCTCTTTTAACGATTTGCTGATTTTTTGTGAAATTGTTGCCATGAAAAAGCCCCCTTTCAAGCAATTCCAAAAGTTATAATTGAAATGTCGTTTTTTACTCTAAATAACTCTACATAAAAAATAAGAAACTCTAACCCTATTTTTCGTGAAAAAATCATTTTACGCACATGTGCGGAAAAATCTGAATTGTCGAGTTTTGCACCGGTCTTTGTTAAGTCAAAAAATTTTTCAATTTTTTTAACCGGGGGGATTACCAGCGTTCAGCTGTTAATGCCGTCCTGTCGCTGTACTTTCTGCCATGCCGAATCTCATGACAATCGTGACAAAGGCTTACTAGATTTCGTCTGCGTGTGTCTCCCTCATTTGTATATATTTCAAGTGCCAAGTCAGGACGATTTTTGACATGATTAATATGATGTACAGTCGTTGCTTTTGTATATATCCCTTTTGCTTTGCAATCCTGACACTCGTCTTTGTCTAATTTCAAAACTCTTTTTCTTACTTTAAGCCACTCGCTCCAGATATAAAACCTGTGCATATCTTTTGCTTTTATACAATCTTTTACATATATAATCTGTAATTCTGTCATATTCAACCGTCCTTAATTGCACCTTTCCGGAATCGAACCGGAATCTACAGCGAAGGGAACTGCCGAGCTGCCATTGCTCCAAAGTGCATGAAAAAAGCAGATTGGATTTTACTCCGCTCTGCTTTGTCTGTTGGTAAACATTTATGAAGCAATGACATATTAACATATATAAATGTCTACTGGTGTCCACTCTTTATTTTTTTTCAGATTTTTAATTTAATACTGTTGACAGCTTTTCTATATCTCTTATCTAATCCACTGCGGCTGTAACTCTCTTTCTCTGCTATGCTCTTCATGCTTTGCATGAGCACATGTCGCTGAATCAATATTCTTTTATCATCCTCGTCGTCAAGTTCATTTATCTTATTTAATATCTCAACTCCTGCAAGCACAGCCTTTGCTCTTCTCTTTATGTATTCTCTGCGTAGTTTATCACATTTCTCGTCAATTTTAATAATCGAATCTGATAAATCTGCCTGATTGTGTGACTTTGGCAATCCATTTATTGTTACGGCATGCAATCCATACATATCATTTATAATTGCTATTTCTGTATCAAAATTCTGCTCTTCTTTTTTTAATATATAATATCTTTCAAGATATTTTTTCTTTTCTGCATATGTTGCCTCTCTCAATCTCTCACCCCTTAAAAAATGATACATAATCCCTAAAAGTGTATATTTTTTTATCCCACTTTTATTTTACGTTTGAATCTGCTTGTTCCCTGTGTTTTAATTGTATCGCATATATTTGTATATTGCAAAAATGATACCGTAAGTTAATATCTCGTAAATTTCTTGTGGATAACTCACCTTTTAGGTCCTAGATACATAGCAGCTCTGTCATGTTCTGCGTCGTCATTTCCCCAACATACATATCTTAATGTAACATCAGGTGAATCATGATTATACATTTTCATAAGTGTTATGACATTGCCGCCACGCTTTATATACTGATACCCAAAAGTTTTTCGTAAAGAATGAAGACCGAACGTATAAGGAATCCCGATTGCCTCGCCAGCTTTTGATACAATCCTGTGTCCCATCTGTCGATTAATCGGATATATATAAGCCTTGCCGTTTACATATCTCTTCTGTCCTCGAAAAAGATAATCATATTTACTAAGCTTATATTTATCAATATACTCAAGCACATCCTGATAAAACTGCTTATTCATTTTGAAATTTTGCATTTTGCCTGTTTTGTTCTCTTTAATCTGTATATAACCTTTGTATACATCAATAACTCTAAGCTGTAACAAGTCCTCCGCTCTAAACGCTGTATTAAGCCCGATATGCACAAGCATGTAATTTCTTTCCCACTGATATTTTTTACAGTCTGATTTTGCGTTGTCAATTTTTTTAAGGAAATAACCATATAACGCATCTATTGTTTTCTGGTCTTTAATCGGCTTTGTCTCATGCTGTCCTGCGAAATATTTTATTCTTCTCAATCTAAAAACTCCTCTCATGCAAAAAAGCCCGCTACCATAAACAACATGGTAACGGACTTAAATCATTTATTTTTTTCTATAAATTCTCTCATCAATTCAGAAATTGCAGCCGCCTGACTTACCCCAGCCTTTTCACAGGCTTGAGCAAATGCCTCTGTCAATTCCCTTTTTAATTTATACGTTTTGGCTATATAGCCGGCTTTCGACTGATATTTTTCATTTGCCCTTGTCTGTGCTGACGGATTACCTTTTGGCATTTTTTATTCCACTCCTTTTAATAAAATATATAATAAATTTTGCAACTCCTATTGCAATAAAATATATTCCTAATTTAAACAGCATATCTTGCTCCTTTCATTTTTATGTGATATATTTATTATGGAACAGGGCTTTCGCCCTGTCCCAAAGCTCATAGTCAGCTAACCTATGAGCTTGCCAATGATAATCAGGATAATCCCGATTACCAAGTCCGTTGACGCTCCGACTAGCCAGGTCTTGAATGCGTCTTCGGACTTTTTATTTTTCTTTGACATTGGTATCACCTCCTTACAAGTATATAATACCATAAGGTGTACCTTATGTCAATAGTTTTTAACAAATTATTTTAATAATTTTTAGTTTATTTTTTGTAATATCCGTTATATCAAATTGTCAGTGTTCAATTGTCTTGCACTCATTTCATAAGAATCAACGCTGATACTCTTTCTATCGAGGAGTCGGATGATGTCCTTCACACTGATATTAATAATTCAGGATTGTCAAATATGTTGCCGATAACTTCTACGCATTTTCTTTCTTCTGCATAAAATCCTAAGTTGCAGTAACACACCCCACTTTCCTTATGGCTTGCATAACTGTAATCCAATGTCCAGTCCCCGTTGCAATATTTTACAATCTCTGGATACTGTTCTTTTCTATCACAAATATCATTCTCCCAAATCAGCTTGCCATTCTTGTCTTTTAAGCCTGTGCATCGGCAGATAGTGGATGCATCAACTCTTGGGGCATTATCTGTTATTATACAAGTTCCTGTGGAATAATGAATCTCTATAATTATCCTGTACATCTCATCCCTGTTATCATACACTAAATAGCCTTGCACCCATTCTCCGTTATCAACTCTCTTCGCCTTGAACGAATATCTATCATTCATCTTCATACAGATATACTCCATTCTTTTGATATATTTTTATATTGTGATTTTCTTCACATTCCAAATCGCAATTAGTATGGAAATTGCAAGCAGTACAACTTATGAAACCACATTCCATAGGTGATACATCACTATTTTTGGAGTTTTTGGATAATCTACCATTTAATTTGATTTGATAATCTTTAGTGAATTGCATTAAAGCCGAGTATTCTAATCTTCCACCACATATAGGGCATTTATTTAATATCTTAGCCATCTATTCCGCCACCTTTCACAATCTCGATTGCTCGTTCTGCCATTCTTGAAGTCTCTTTCGAGACATTACGCCCAAAAGGCATTTTCATATTCTGTTCAAGTTCCTTTTTTGCTTCGTCTACCGTCATATGCATCCCCTTTCCCAGCTGCTGAAAAAAACACCTGCCTTATTCAACAAGATTTTTAATATTAACCTTAATTATTATTTTTCCATACTTCTTCATCAAGAATATACTGTCTGATAAATCTATCTGCATATTGTGGATGTATCATTGACCTTGCTGTTTTCTTATTATTTGCTCCTGTTTTTGCATAATGTTCTTTTTTCATTGTCCTTATAGCATCTCTACATTCAATGGCATTATAACCAACTGATTCAAAAACAAGATTATTCTGCGGCTCACAATTCAAAAAATAATACTGCGTAGGCTTTTTATAATAGTCGCCATTGTTTCTCCTATCTTTATCAATTATTGCCGGGGAATAACACCAGTACCGCCTTAAAAAATGTTCTTCTGAATACGGATTTTCCATTATTAATTTCAAACCTTTATCTATGCAGATAATAAACATTTTATTTACTAGGTCATACATATATTTTAATTCGTTAAGTAACTTCATATCATATTCCATTTTTTGTCTATAATCCCATTTTTCCATTCCGTGTGACTGTCCTCTGAACGCAAGCATTATCTGACTTTCAAATCTTATGCAAGGGAAAAAGCAAAATATCAAATCATTATGGCTTATCTTATTGAAAAAACTCGGTTCACCTTGATACCCATTTTCAATCTCTTTGAAAAGGTCGGTAACATAGTCAGTTTCGCCAAATTCATTTAAAATATCATAGTCGTAGGCTTCAATTCTATACTTTTTGAAAGCATTTTTGAATGTGCCTGACTGTTCAAATAAACAATGTACTATCATAAATCTATTTCCTTTCCGCTTAATGTTGAACAATGCACCATTTCTGCCCTATCGTTCAACTACAGTTCTTCAGCGTCTTTGCAATTCCTGTCCATTTCCCAGTCGTCTGATTCATCATCAAACCAGTGGAACGTGCAGCCTTGTCTTCCGTCAATATCTACTGTCCTATAAAACGGACATCCGATGCACCTTCCCTGTTCTTCATACTCCTGAAGCGTCATTCGTCTTCCCCTTCCTTTCGTTCAACATACCCCTCCAGTAAATGCAATAATTTTCTTTTTCTGCATTGCTCTGCACATTTCCAGCGTACAACCTTTTGATTTTTCCCAGCCGTCAGCAAAAAATACAATATCACTCATATCAACCAGCGGCAGGCAAACACTCATATACTGTTCGTGTGTTGTCTCATCAGCATTAAGTGAATCGCATACAACAATAGGATTTATAACCGAATATCCCAGCTCACTTAGTTTTTTATCAATCAAAAATGCCCTTTCCCTGTAATCAGCTGTGCCTGTTATTGGCAGGCTGATATATGCCTTTGTCTTCAATCTTTTTCTCCTCTCCAAGCAATATAATTAAAATCAATATATTTTTATTAATATTTACAACTACCCGCCATCATCCACTGTGCTGCAATCCTGCATGACAGTATTGTCAATCAGCTGTGATTCAAGGGCGTCAAAGTCCTCAACACTTCGCTGGTTGAAGTTATTAAACCTGTTATTACGCTTTTTCTTCTGTGCATCTTCTTCGCACCATTTTTTGATGGTTGCGTAGTTGTACGTGTTTTTGTACTGCTTTGCACGCTCAATCTTAGCGTCAACAAGATTTTTGCCAAACTTGCCAGCTAAAAACCGGTACTGCTCGTAAGTCATGGCTGCAAACTGTGTGTGCTGTGTGTCTGTTTGTGATTCTGTCATATTGTCAGCAGACTGCATTACACTACACTCATCTAATCTAATCTTATCTACACTACACTCATCTACACTAGCAGTGCGTTTGTCAACATCTGCTGACAAATTGTCAACAGATGTTAAATTAAGTGTATAAGCCTTGTTTTCCTTGACAGCAAGCATGCTTCTTTCTTCTGTATACTGCGTAGGTTTAAGGCGGCTTGCCTGTATCTGATTATGCATCTTCCAGTGCTTTATGACGATAACGCCTGACGGAAAAGATATGATAAAATCTTTTGCAATCAGAAGCTTTAAATCATCCTCTGATGCAAGAATTGAACGCTGAACGCTCTTCGCATTATTTAAAAAACCCTCATCATCGGCATTCATTCCGAGATGAAAGTACAAAGCCTGTGCAGACAGCGGCATCTCTTTGAATGGATCACTATTTATTATTTTTGTTGAGAACATTCTCTTTTCAGCCATAAGTTCACCCTCTTTTTCTTTCTGCCTTATATTTCAAAAAATTCTGATGACACTTATACGAGCAGAAGATACAGCGGCGATAACCGTCACAAGCCTTATATGCATAGCCGCCAAAATAGAATCTTCTGCCGCAGTTATAACATGTCATAAATTCATACTGTGTTTCGTTAGAATTCTTCTGGTTCATGTCACACATTCTTTCCTGCTATTTATTCAGATATTTTGCTAAAATTTCACGCCTTGATTTTGGCTGGGACTGTGCCTGTGGTACATTCACCTTTTTACTCAAAAAGTCAAAATCATCTTTAAGCTGCACGTTTTTTATACTTGTGCTGTTTATAATAGACTCTTTATTTGCACTAATAAGCTCATGTATTGTATTAATTCTTGTCAGTGGAAATGAAAGTCCTGAAAGAAGCAGCACAGCCTCATCATCAGAATATGCACGAAATTCATCAAATGGATTCCCAGCAGCTTTCTTTATGTCAGAAAAATCTTTAATTCCGGCACCACAGGCACAGCTTATATATTTAACTGCCTTGTCATGCTCCGGAATTGCAAATACACCGCCATCTATTTGTGCAACAAGCTCAGCCATGTCATTTTTTGCACTTCTTACAACTATTGCCATGCCGTGCGAATTAAGCGATTCAAATACTTCCGCTTTGTCAATATTTCCGTTCTCTGATTTATACTTCTGTGGAATTTCAACAAATGAATCAAATGCATTTACAAATTTTTCATTAAGCTCACGTCGTTCGCCCTTGTTATTGTCAAGAACAAACAGTGCCGCTGTCTGCTCAATTGCAAAAATCTCATTAAAACAATAATAACTGTTTATCTGAGACTTTATGCTTTCACTTTCAGACGGAATGACTGTAATTATTCCGACATTTCTTGAATCGTCAATCAACAAGTCTGAAAGCATTGGGCCCGCTCCGCTTCCTGTTCCGCCGCCTGAAGCAAATATGACAAATAAAAGCTCTGCACTTACTGTCTCGTCAATGCGTTCGGCGATATTGTCAAAGTCATCTACAACAAGCTGTTTAGCCTTATCCCTGTCTTTATTACAGCCCTCTCCGCCGCTGATATGATATTTATGTACTCCGTCGATTGTCTCAAGGTCTTCATCCGAAGTATTAAGATATAACACCGAATAGCCTTTATCTTCAAATAATCTTCCAATATTGCCGCCAGCCTGTCCGACTGCGACAAAACCAATTCTATCTTTCAACTTTTATCACTCCTGTCTTTAATTTATTTAATATATCAAGTCCTTTTTGCGTCACAAAATAAGTTGATGCACGACTGTCTTTAAATCCTTTATCAATAAAGCCTGAAGCTAACAGCTTCATAACATTTTTGTGTATCGTATTAACACAGATGCCATATAGGAGCTCTGTATCAGCAAGCTCGTATACAGACATAGCTGTAAGACAGTCAAGTGCCGAACTGTCACGCAATGTAATCAAAACGCCAATCATAATTCTGTTCATTTTAAACACCTGTTCTATTAACTTTGATTTTTTTTGATTTTCTCTGATTAACTTTGAAATTCTTTTACTAACTTTTATCAACTTTGATTTTTTCTGATTCTGATTCAGGCTTTTTTATAAATCTTGAAAGACTGGCAGTGACTTCAAGCCACTCTTTTGCGAATTTTTCCATCTCAGACGGTGTAAGTTTTTCGCTCATAAATGTTTACCTCCGATTATGCTTAGTCAATATCTCCCCATCCATCAACATGAATGGCGTGCCAGCTTATTTCACAGCCGCAATTTCCGCAATTGGAAAGATTCCATATTCTGCAAACACTGCCGCCGCAAGCCGGGCATTTTCCATATATGACACCTTTTTCATCAGAATAAAAAGGTGCAACTACCTTAAATATCTTTTTTCCGTTAATTATATTGTAAGGAACTGTTGTATTTGGTTCATATTCAAAGTCCTGCATGGCACGCCTCCTGTCTTGTATGTTAAGATATAATTAATATATTTTTGAACTCACTTAATTCAAATTCAAGATACTCTTTAATGTTCTTTGTTGCCGCATTAATCCATGCACCTCCATCTGCCTCAATAACAGCACATGAAACTCCGTAGTCTTTGTCTTTCATCCTGAATATGAATTCAGACATTGGCTGCTCTACTTCAAGAAATGCCCTGTATGGACGCAGCTTCACAGGATTCGGCACAATTTTTTCTTCTTTGTTGATGATTCCTGACTTGACAGTAGCTTTCTGTGAAACTCCATCGTCTGAATATTCAGCCACGCTTCCCTTTTCAACCGTTCCTGCAAAACTTAAAATCTTCGCCCTGTCACTATTGTTATCATCAAGAAATTTTGACTGTACGTTTATAATAAATTCCTCATGCCCGATAAATGTATTAAATGGAAATGACGGAACTCTTGCCTCAACAACTGCAAACTTTTCACGCTTGCGTTCTTTGTCAAGCGACGTGTAAAGGTATACCTTTTCCGGTGATGCAACCTCCACAATAAGATTTTCACCATTTTTTGTTTTGTCTACATTAGACTTGATATAATCAACAAGTCCTGTGAGCGTATGCAGCTGTAACGGCTCTGCAAGTGGATTATAGCTGATTCTTTTTAAATCCTTATCTGAATACATACTTTCATCTATCTCTTTAACAACCGGTGCTCTAAGCCCTACAATATACTCTAATGCTTCTTTTATCATGATTCTTTACCTCCAACTAAATAGCCTTATTAATATTTACAACTTTACTGTCAGACTGCTCATCAGCAGCTGTACTCTCCTCTGATTTAGCAACATCATCAAGTGACATCTGACCTTTGATTTGTTTGCCGTATTCGGCAACGTAGATTTCATCTGTTCTTAAATCTTTGCCTATTGCAAGTCTTGTTGACATTGGCTTAGGCTGTGCGAGCTTACAGCTCACAGCAACATCACATCTGACATCTTCTCTTGATTCGTCCTGGATGAAATCAAGCTGAATTGTGATTTTTCTTTTTGTTTTGTAAGACGTGTTTACGTCTCTAAGGTTGTCAACTACCTTTGCAAGGACCTGCTGAAACTTTTCTGCTAAAGCTCCGTCAGCAAGCTCCTCAAGCTGTACGTTTGAATTCATAAAAATTTACCTCCTGATTAATGTACTAACATAAATGTGAATGATGATAGAATGAATACGACGAATCCCGACGCTGACAGCCAGTCAAGCAAATCGCTTTTAAGCTGTCTGTTAAGTTTGTTGTTGATGTACTTCATAACCTTGCCTTTCTTTAAATTGTGTGATATAATATTTTTGTTGTTGATGTATTGCGGTTGACTGTTGATTTGGCAGTCAGCCGCTTTCTTTTATGCTCACTCATTTCTCACCTCCTCAATTTTTTTCTGTAACTCTTCCAGCGTCATTCCCTGACGTTTAGCCAGTGCAGCCGGAACTATGTTATATGTCCAAATCGATGACATCTTAACAGCATCTCCAATTCCAAGCTTGCCCTGTTGCATAGCAACCCGGACAAACTGAGGACTACAGCCCATTACAGCAGCTGCTTCACTTGTCTTAATTCTCATGTTCTTCCAACCTCCTTGTATTTAAAAATTTTCATGTTACAATAAATAAAAAAGCTGTGAGGTATCTTATGTATAATTTTGATGATGTTACTTACCTGATTGAAGTTGAATTTGTAACACCTGATTTAAAAGAATCTAATTCAAGCTACACTCCTTTTACTTTTTCAGGAACATATTCACTCACAAATAAATACATGCGTTACCGCATACATAAGAGAAACAAATTCATATACGGAATATTCAACTCATTCCTCACGCCGATTGTTGTATCAATAGTTACTTCAATATTAACAGTGCTGATATTACGATCATTAGGATTAAAATAATAATCTTGAACACACGTTCACGCTTATGCAGATATTCAAAGAATTCAAGCTCATCATCTGAAATGTGATGAAATGCCTGGAATCTCTTCATTGATTCCGCATCAGCTTTTTTTATCTCTTTTCTTGTTATACCTTTGCCTCCTTATACATATTTCTTATAATTCTTTTCCATCGATGTTTACCTCGTTATTCTTATTAACTTCACTTTTTATCTTCTGTTGAAAAAAGATAGTCAATTAGCATATCTGTATTTAATATTTTTTTAATCTCTATACATTCATTTAATGTTATTGGAGCTTTACCATTCAGCTTCAAAGTCAATGTTGTTGGCGTAACGTGAATTGCCTTTGCTAATGAATTCCTTGTGATTTTTCTTCGTGCCATTTCGGCATCCAAATTCGGATACATTTGTTTTCCAATCTCCTTTCTAATCTCGAATATTCGTGATTTATAATTTTAGTATATACGAATTTTCGAGATTGTCAAGTATATTTTATGATTTTTCGAGATTTTTTTACGAAATACATAAATTAAATCTTGATTTTTCGATATAACAATAGTATTATTAAATCATAAGGACGGTGATTACACTTATGGAACAAATGGAAAAAGAGCTAAAAGAGCTCATTATTAATAAATATGGAAGTCTTAAAAAATTCTGTGAAAAAATAGATATGCCATGGACCACATTGGATAGTATTTTGAAAAGAGGCATTGCAAATTCAAACATAACGAATGTTATGAAAATATCAAAAGAATTAAATGTAGATACAGAAAGTCTTGCTTCAGGTAAAATCATATACACAACAAATGAACCTCAAACAATAGCTGCACATTTTGATGGTGACGAATTTACGCAAGAAGAACTGAATAAAATTGAAGAATTTGCTAATTTTGTTAAATCAAATAGAAAATAAATGAGAGACGAAGGGGATGAATTAATTTGACAGAATATGAAAAACTACTCACAAATGCAGATGACAACAATGTGGATGTTTATGATAATTACAATTTCCGCAACACACGATTTAAAGGATTGTACTGCAACGGAACTGTTGCTATCAGCGACGAGCTCACACGAAGCGAAAAATCTTGTATTCTTGCCGAGGAGCTAGGACATCATTATACTTCAAGTGGCAATATATTAGATATGTCTGTTACAGCTAATCGAAAGCAAGAATATCATGCAAGATTTTGGGCTTATAACCGCCTTGTTGGATTACAGGGAATAATAGCCTGTTACAAAGCAAACCGTCTGGCCATAAACGAAATGGCTGAATATTTAGATGTAACTGAAGAATTCTTAAAAGAAGCTCTTGAATGTTATCGTTCTAAATATGGAACTGCAAAACAGATTGATAACTATATTATAGGTTTTGAGCCTAATTTATATGTTATAGAATTATTTGAATGAAAGAGGTGTCATATATGTCATTAAGATTTAGAAAGTCAATAAAATTAGGGTCTGGAGCAAAATTTAACATAAACAAAAAAAGTGTAGGATTTACCTTTGGTAACAAGGGAATGCACTATACTATTAATTCTTCAGGACGTAAAACATCATCTGTTGGAATTCCTGGAACCGGGTTGTACTATCAAAACATAGCGAACACAGCCAGCAGCAAAAACAATACAAATACAACAGCAAGTAACTTTTCCGCATCCGCGAATCAAAATTCAACTTCAAGAGCATCTAATCCGGGATATAACAATTATAACTCGTCAAATATGAACATGAATAACGATGATGACGACTCAATTAGAGATAAAAAGATAGTATCATGGTTTTTATTTGTTCTATTTCCACCTTTGGGAATAGCTCTACTCGCTGCATTGGTTTATAAAAACAAAAATATTCCAAAAAAGCCTTTAACATTAATGTGTGCGTATACTCCTCTATGGTTTATTATTGCAATTTCAATTATAAATTCAGGATGGATTGTAGATAATTCACCGCAACAAGTTGCCTCAAATATCGAAACTACTTCTGCGTATATAGAGCAAACAAGCGAATATAAAGAATATACAACTAGTGCACCAGCTGAACAAGAATCTATAAAAAGCAACAACGAATCCTCTTCTGATGTATTAAATCAAAACAATAATGAACAAGAAGAACAAACAAACATTTCTCCTGCTACTGATGATAACGTAAATACTTATGAGCAAGAATCTGGCGGCTCTGACAATAATGTTATTATCAACGAAGACAATTCTCCACAGCCGGAAGAAAAAATATATGTTGAAAAAGATGTTGACTATGTTTTAAACACATCAACAAACAAGTTTCATTTAAAAACATGTGCCGAAGTGAAGAAAATCAAGCCTGAAAATCTAGGATATTACACCGGCAAACGTACAGATGTTGAAAATATGGGATACATAGCATGTAAGAAATGCATTGACCGATAAAGCCAATAAAAGCCCCTGTGCTAGGGGCACAAGAGCTTTTAAGGTCAATTGATTAAATTCAGGCAAACGCCTACTCCTGAATAATAATATTATATCATATACAATATTATTATATCAAGTAACTATTTAAAATTTTGAACCTAATTTATATGTTATAGAACTATTCAAATGAAAGAGGTGTCAGATATGTCATTAAGATTTAAAAAGTCAATAATATATCGTGTTAAACTCTTATAAAATATTGGGAGGCTTTTATGATTGAAACAACAGGAAACATTATAAAAATAATTGATGAGTACCGAGTAGCAATTAATATCGGGAAGGACTTCATAAGCAAAAACGATACCGTTTATGTATATGATAAAAACAATTTAATAAAAGATATTGATGGTAGAATACTCGGCAAATATGATTTTCTCAAAACAGAACTTATTGCGACAGAAGTTTATGATAATTTTTCTATCTGCGAATCTATCAAAACGGAATATAATAATGTTAATAGGTTTCTTATACTATCACCTGTTTTAGAAAAACAAGTCACACAACAAAGACTCAATATAGATGATGCAACATTGCAAAGAATCAATACAGTTGATAAGATTATTCGTGTAGGCGATATAGTAAAATTAAAATAAAACTTGACAGTAAACTATATAAATGGTATGATTGACTCCAACAGAAATGGTCGTTGTTGAAAATGACTAGCAAGAATCCCTCTTACCATTTATATGGAAAGGGGGATTCTTTCTTTATGAATGAACAATATGATAAACCATTTAAAACTTACGACGAATTAATTGTTTTAATGAAAAGTCGTAATATAGATATTAAAGATGTTGAATTTGCTAAAAACGCATTATCAAATCTATCTTATTACAGTTTGATTAATGGTTATAAAAACACGTTTCTACAAATAGACGGAACAGATAATTTTATTGTTGGAACTAAATTTGAAGATATTTATACAATCAATCAGCTTGATGTAAGCTTAAACAATATAATATTTAAATATATTCTTTATTTAGAACGTTCATTAAAATCTAAGGTATCATACATAATATCTAAAACATACGGTGTATATACCGACATCAATGATTTAACATGTACAAATCAAGACGACTATTTATGTCGTTCAAATTATAGTCGTTCAACGGGTAAAAGAAATGCAATCGTTAAATCATTAAAAAATTGTATAGTAGAGAATCACCATAACAATATTATTGAACATTATGTTTATACAAAAAATCATATACCACCCTGGATATTAACATGCAATGTTCCATTTGGATTAACTATTGAATGGTATTCCATACTAAAAAAGGATGAAAAAGATTACGTTTGTAATGCCTTTATCTCTTCAGATAAGCTTACAAATGAAGAGCAAAAAGAATTTTTGCGACAAGCCTTATTGTTGGCTAAAGAATACCGGAATAAAATTGCCCATGGAAATAGAACTTTTAATGTTTCGGGACTACCTGTGCTTCCCAAAAAACAACTGTTAATATTAACCGATTTAACTATTTCTTCTGAGGAGTATAATAAGGGGCTTGGACAATGCGACTTGCTTTCAATATTATTGTTACTTATAGTATTGTTAAATGACAAATATTTAAGTTCAAACCTTTTGGCTGATTTGGTATCACTGTTTTCGCCATATAAAAAACATCTTTTTAACAACAAAAATGTTTATGAAATTTTCAACCTACCAAATGATATATTTAATCGTTTAACCAACCTAATTAATTATAAATACAATAAAATTAATTGATATTAATCTTATTTATAATCAAAAAGCCCCCTGTGCTGGTAACACAAGAGGCATTTACCGATACTTACATAAGCGAGTGCTCATGTTATAATATCACTCTGAACAAGTCATATTATAGCACCTATAACACCGCTTTTGCAAGTAGGTGTTATTTTTATACCCTTTTTACAATAAATAATGGAGGTGCTTTAATATGAAAAATGCTAACGGAATGGGAAGCGTTTATAAACAACCCGGCAAAAGACGTAAGCCATGGGTAGTCAGAAAAACCGTACGCTGGGAAATTGATGAAAAAACAGGACGAAGTAAACAAATCTATAAGAATATCGGTTATTACGCAACAAAACAGGATGCACTTGCAGCCTTGATTAACTATAACCAGAATCCTTATGATGTTGACTCTCACAAGCTTACCTTTTCAGATGTATATGAAAAATGGAGCAATGAACATTTTGAAAAGATTGCTCCGTCAGCGACACGAACATATAAGAGTGCTTACAATCATTCAAAATCACTTCACGATATTCGGATGAGAGACATACGTCCTAATCATCTCGAAGATGCCATTAAGAATGCAGATGTTGGTAATAGCACAAAATCTCGCATGAAATCACTTTACAACCAACTTTTTAAATATGCTTTAAAATATGATATTGTTGATAAAGATTATGCTGCTCTAAGCGAAAGCGTAAAACGTGAAGACGCAACAATAATTCGTATTCCATTTAGTCATGATGAAATACAGACCCTGTGGGAAAATGTAAGCTTTCCTTTCGCTGATATGGTCCTGATAGGAATTTATAGCGGCCTGAGACCTCAGGAACTTGCCACTTTAAAAATTATTAATGTCGATTTGAAAAATCGTACTTTTTTTGGTGGTCTTAAAAGTGAAGCCGGACGTAACAGGTATGTACCTATACATTCTGCAATATTTGAGCTTGTTGTAGCTAATTACAATAAAGCTCTTGCTATGGGTAGTAGTTATCTTTTTAATGACGAAAATGGTCAACAAGGTACACATATGACATATGACAAATACCGCGGACGCTTTAAAAAAATAAACAAACGCTTCAATATGTCACATAAACCTCACGACACCAGACACACATTTATAACTTGTGCTAAGTCCGTCAATATGAACGAATTCATTTTAAAATTAATCGTTGGGCATCAGATAGATGATGTTACAGAAAAAGTATATACGCATAGAACAATACAGGAGTTGGCAAAAGAGATTGAAAAAATAAATTATTAATAGGATGGCAACAGTTTTTTATACATCTGTTGCCATCCTATTTTTGTATATTAGGGTTATAGGACAAAACGTGTTGATGGGTTAATCCCATTCAACAAACGTTCTGTC